TAATGTATACAGAGAAAAAGGATTCAATATCCGTAAGATGACTAGAAAAGGAAAGGTTGTTGAGGGGTATTTAGGAACGTATGGAAGTTCTAGAAAACGATTACAAGATTTTGAAAAAGCAATCACTATGTATATCAATGGTGGTATTCAAAGTGCATTTAGAATGAAGTTAGCAAATGACTTTACAACATTTTATAAAACACCTATATCCAATAATGTAGGGATTAGAGGGCAAAAAACAATAGCGGATATTTACCCTACTGATTTCCAATTAGCAGAAACTGTAAGAAAAAATGCTACAGGATTACCTATTAATGAACTTGTAAAACAAATGAGAGGAAGTCCAATAGGGTCTCAGCTAGAATCTGCTATAAGTAAATGGTATATTAAATCCGCAAACTTGGCTAATACTTGGTTCTTGTTAGCACTGAATCCTAGATTCTTAATGTTACAGGGAATACAACCTCTTCAAATGTTGCCTCAAAAGTTAGCAGGAATGTCAGCAGAAATAAAAGGTAGTAATATGATTGATGCTACTGCCCACGCTTACTACTCTGTTGCTTTAGGGATGATGCGTACATTTAAACCTACAGAGTTTAACATTGCTTTAAATAAATCTGCAGTTAGACAGGGCGTTATTACAGAGGCTATGTTGAAAGAATATCTTGGGGAAACTTATTACTCTAAAGGGAAAATTAATCCTAAAGGATTGGGTAAAAAGATATGGGGTACTGTTAAAGGTACTGTTCCTGCAGGATTTATGGAAAGATTTACACGACTACAAGCAGTTAATACAGTCGGTGAACATATGTTATCATTAGGATATAGTAAAGAGTTTGTAATTAAACAAGCACCTTATCTTGCAAATAAATTAATGGTGGAATATCACGCATCTCAAAGACCTCTTATCTACAGTATGGCAGGTGCGATATCTAGACCAGCAGGATTGTTCAAAACTTATGCTCACAATTGGTATGCACAAATGGTAGAGGCTATTCAAAAGGCAGAGTTTAAACAATTAACTATTGGTAGACAAAAACTACCTATCCCCATACCTAAAGGACAAACAACACAATTAGCAAACTTTGTTGCAAGTCAAGCTATATTTGGTGGACTAAAAGGTGTTGTGGGAGTTACGTTTATTGATGCTTTAGTTAAAGGATTAAATGCTACAGGATTAACAAACATGAGTACCCTAAGTGACCTATTAATTAAATGGGGATTACCGGATGTATTCTTCTTTGGTGGTCCTTCTACTGTACTAAATGCTGATATGAGTAATTCTTTACAGGCACCAACTACAGACCCAACAGAACTTATAACTTTTCCTAGTTTAGAGTTTTCTTTTAATGCAGCATCGGGCATATTAGAACTATCTAAACACTATCTTAATTACAAACTAGGTGAGCAATTAACAGGTGAACCTTTATTAGACATAACACCTATTCCCCCATCTAAAGTAAGAGATGCATGGAAAAAAGTTACACCGACATCTTACCATGGTTGGATTGAATCTTGGTATCAAGGTAAAGATAATCCTTTTTATATTAAAAATTCTGTAGACAACTACAAAAGAGATGAGGAAGATTGGTGGGCTAGAAAATGGTTGGCTATGAGAAGTTTAAAAGAATCTAAGTATATGACATTTACCTACATGATGAAACAACAAATGGGAAAAGAGTCTATGGGTAAAAGCGATATAGCAAGACTAATGGCAGAATCTTTTATAAAATTTCAAGGTGATATAGGTCAAGCGTGGCAACAATGGATGTATGACCTAGCAGAAGAAAAAGGATTTAAGAATCCTAAAGAATTACACGATGCTATCAAGAGACAATTAAGTGGTATGCAACAAGACTTCTTTGATAAGATGTCTAAAGGTGGAATAACAGAACAAGAAATGGACATATATGAACAAGCCGAAAAGAACGGCATAGTGGGGGATGAATAATATGTTAGGGGGATTACCAGTAGAAATGATTACAATGCTAGGCTCTAGCTTACTCGGTGGAGTAATGTCTATATGGGGGCAAAGCATTAAGGCAAAACAAGACGAACAAAAGATGTTATTAGCACGGGCAGAATTTCAAATGAAAGCCGTTGAGAGTGCAAGGACTTATGAGAACAAAGGATTCCAATGGACTAGAAGAATCATAGCTTTAACGGCTGTGTTCTTTGTTATTGCATGGCCTAAAATAGTACCTGTAATTATGGATATTCCTGTCATCTTAACATGGACAGAATTTAAACCAGGTTTTTTGTTTCTCATAGAGAAGAAAGAAGTATTAATGGACAGAGCATTTGCAGGTGTAGTGATTACCCCTCTCGATACACACCTTATGTCATCAATAGTGGGGCTATACTTCGGTGGGAGCTTAGTGAAAAAATAATGGCATTAGATATTACAATACCGGTAAGAAAAAGACAAGAACAAAAACCTACATACAACGAAGTTTTAAGAACAATAGAGGAACAAAAATTAAAAAAAACAGAAACTGAAAAAGCATTAAATTTTATAGAAAAAGATTTATCTGCATCTCAAAAGAAAAATATAGTAGAGTACTTAGATAAAGTAGCAGATATAGAAAGTAGCGGTGGCACAGATGTTTATGGAAAAGATGCAGAAGGTATATTTCAATTTAAGGTGTCTGACAATTCTTTTCAAGATGCAAAGGATAGATATGTAAACTTAGCAAAAGAAAAAGTACCTAATTGGATATACACCGCAAAGACTCCTATGGAATTAGACTGGGATTCTCAGAGAGCATTGACTGTTATTAACATGATAATGAGAGACCCAAAAACAAAATCAAGAGAATACCTTATGGATATAGCTAATAAAGGATATAAAAATAATACTAATTCATTCTATCTTTGGAAAAAATTTCACCAAGCAGGTCCTGATAATCCACAAGAAGATAGTAATGCTCTAAGAAAATTAGGATTGAATATTAGTTTAAACGATTTATAAACCTTTGCATATCTTCCGATAGTTCTTCAAACTTAAACTTCGTTTCATTAGCTAGGCCGACAAGAATGTTAGAATGTTGGAAGTCAGGGTACTCTTCTTTAAGATGTTTATATAATACCCTAGAGTTTACTGTATGTTCATCTATTACTAAATTAAAATCTCTATTAATACCTAACGAATAGAATCCAATATCAATTTTAAAATCATACTTTCTTCTTATTAAATTCTTCCAATCTCTCATCCTTTCCTCCCTCTAGTTTTAACATAGTCTCCATAATTCTATACACTTCTCCATAAGGTTTGGTCCACAAATACTTTAAGACTTCCTGTCTTTGTTCTTCATTTATCAAATAGTTCTTCATTTCTTTTCCTCTCTTTTTCTAATTCAATTTTTTCTATTTCCATATTGATGATGTTATATATATCATCAAAGAATACTTTAAGATTAGCGTAGGTTGTTTCAAACACACTCTTCTCTTTAGCGTTTTTCATTTCAAATGCATCTAAGGACACTAACAGTTTACCTGTAAAAGGGTCTTTAATTACTCTCATCATATACCTCTAGTTCATCTATTAAAAATTTATAAATCCTTCTACCTTTTATACTTTGATATTCTCTATCATTTAAATTTGGATTTTTTAATATATAAGTATCAGGAAAAACCCTTTGATTGTTTTTATTTTTGTAAGTTATATCTATAAGTAAATCTGTATTTAATCTAAAATCAGCTACACCAATACTATTATCTTTCCAAACAGGTTCTTTTATTTCATACTTGTTCATACTGCTTTATCAACCTTTGCAGATACCACTCTGCTTTCTTTAAATCTTCTAAACCATTCTTCCTTTTAAATCTAGTAACATACTTAATCACATTACCTTGGAAATAATCCATGCTGTTTGATTCTATATAATCAGCAGTTTCAATTCCTTCTTTATAGTAAGACGGATTAATCTTATCCATAGTTTTCTACATCCAATAAATCTTTTAGAGGAACTAGCCAACCCCATGAAGTATTACTATCTCCCCCTGGAACAGAACGATACTTATTTTTTTCAAGAATCTTTTTTAATCTATCTGTCTCTAAAGAAATAGCAAAACAGAATTGTTTTCCTCTATACAAATTAATAGTCCAATACTTTGATTCTGTTGTATTTATCCCACTATCTTTCCCCCTACTCTTATATTCACAAAAGTGATTCCCACTTTTAATCCATTTGTCTATCTCGGATTTAACTTCTACATTATCCCCTTTTAATATTTCACCTATTATTTTTTCCCCACTCTTACCTACCTCTAAGTCGTATCTAAAATCTGAATTATGTTTCATTAGTTTAATTTCTTTCTCCAATCTTGGATATTTACTACATTATCAAGTCCGTCTTTGTCGATATCTTTTTTTTTATTCTCAATCTCAGCAACACTTAACCCAATTTCGTAGACCATGTCAGGGTCATCAAGGGCTATTTGACAAAGCCCCATTGCTACAGTATAACACATAGCTTTTTGTTCGGTATCTTGTTCATAGTTAGAATGTAAACCACAGGCAAATTTATTGTTGCCATAAGGCTTAATGATAATAACAACACTGTCGTTATCTATTGGTACTCGTTTCATCTAAAGCCTCCTTAGCATTATTTAGTTCTACATACCAACTAAACTTAGGGTTTCTAGCTTTAGACTGTTGTTGGGGCAAGTATTGAATGTTATCACCCCAACATTTATATTTATACTCACAGAAAGAACACACAGTACCCAAAACTTTATTACCTGTCGGCTTTTGATAGAACATTTCTTCAACTAGTTCAAAGCATCTTTCAAAAGGTTCTTCCTTCATCAAGGCTTTGATATTCTTATAAACAGTATCCATAGCTTTTTTTCTATACTGTTCATCTTCTTCAGGTGGACTACTTAATAATAATTCTCCAGTAGATTTATTAACAACAATCCAACCACCGAAAGGTTTGGAAGTGGCTTCCGAATACAAGTAACCTTGTGGTAAGTATCCGAAGATATCATCCTCTGAAAACTTATCAAATCCGCCACCTTGCTCACCAAACTTTTTTTCAAAGGCAAACGGTGATGCACTCTTGATATCATAAACCTTATCATCTATGATGATATCGTATGTACCTTTTATATCGAAGTATTCTGTTTCTAACTTCACATCACCCTGTAAACCATTGATGTTTGCCTTAACTGTTTTTAATAACATTACTACAACTGCTTCTAGTATGTCACCAAATAAATTTCTTAACTTGTAATTATAATTGTCTAGGTTCTTTAGTGACTCATCACCAAAGTATTTTTTTTCCATTTGTAATTGGCATAGAGGTCTGCCAATATTAGACATTCTAATTCTAAACGCTTTTTCTCGTGTGTCTGTAAATTGTTTTTCTACGGCCTTACCACAATCCTCTTTAAACTCTTTGAGTATATCCTTGGGTATAGCAACAGGCTCGTTTTGAGCCTGTGCTAAAAATGATTTTACTTCTTCTAAGAAAGTCAAGCTGACATTTCCTGTAAAATAATTTCATCATCTAAATCGTCTGCCGTAGTAGATGATTTATGTTTTCTCTTTAATGCCTCAGCATACTCTTTCTTGACATAATCATTCTCAGTTTTAATATGTTCTTTAAACATGTTAAATACTTTCTTGTCTTCTTCCGAGAACTTAACGTCTTTATTAGAGTCTTTTATCTTGGCAACAAAATAAGTTACACTACCATTGGTATGTTTATCTGTACCAAAAAACTCTAGGACAGTATTAAACATAATCTTATTTCTTTTGGATAGACTTTTTAACTGGTCGCCAATAGGTAGGAAATTAACTCCCCTTACTCTATATAAAGCGGGTTCATTTACAAGAGACGCATCTTCGCCTTTTGAAGTTTTACCTTTGATAGTAACTAAACCAAACACATTTCTAAAACATGTAATCTTATCTTGTTCTATCTTAACAGCGATATCAAGGTTATCTCGCATAGACCTAGGTATACTACCACAAGCCTCTGTACCATTCGTATCAGGCTTTGCATCAGTCCAACTTGTAAACATGACTGACTTATAATTATTTTCTTCATTCTCTTCATCATATTTTTTATACTGAAATGTATTGAAGAAAGGTCTAAAGGATACCTTTTCAGCATAGATAACTCCGTGTTGCTGTGAGTCAACCTTAAATAATCCTCGTTTTATAAGGTTACCGTCAGCGTCTTCAGAGTCATAGTTAATAGATAATCTTGATAGTATGGTACTATCTCCACCTGATTCAGTCTCTTGGCCTATCAGAGCCATTAACTTTTCAGGGGATAAATTATCTATATCTGTAGTCAAGTCGTTTGTCATATAATATTCTCCTATTATAGTTTTTATGTATCTGTATTATATCATACTTCTGTGGATAAGTCAAGCCAATTTTTACCTTTTTTTATTTCAAAGTCTAAAGGTACGTTTAACTCACAGTCGTATCGGTGTAACAAGGAATCCTTAACATTAGTAAAACCAGTTTTAATAATACTAAGTACTTCATCTATCTCATCAGGATGAGCATCTAAAACAACAGAGTCATGAACTGTATTGATGATAAGACTTTTTAGATTCCTTTCTCGTAGTAGTTCCCAAACATTAATACATGCAATAGGAACAATATCTGCTGTTGCAAATCCTTGTACAGGATAGTTCTTAATTGTTGTACCGTTAGAATACATATATTTACCTGTGTATCTATCTATACTTCTATAAACATTAGGGAAGTAATACTCTCTACCACTTGGTAATCTAACAATACTTGTCTTATAAGCCTTCTCTTGTAATTGGTCATGCCACTTAGCAATGTCTTTATACTTCTTTAAAAATTTATCATAGTATTCCTTTTCTTTTTTCTTGCCCATTGTTCCACCATATAAAGGTTTAAATGTATGGGCC